AAAAAGATGCCTTTAAAGAGATTAGACAACTTATTGCAGATAGTAAGGTTAAAGACTTTACCAATCTTCATAAATTTCTATTTGATGAAATAGATGAATATGCTAAAGGACATATCGCTGCTGTTATTTTAATATTAGCAGAGTCCCAGTATCAAGATTCATTTGTAGTTGATAAGGAATTACATATGATGTCAACAATTGTAAAATTACTTAACGAATTAAAATAAGGAACAAGTTATGGCAAAGAAAGTGTTTATGAATGCTGACAGTCGCAATGGATTAAAGGTCGGTATCGACGCATTAGCGAATGCAGTTAAAGTTACGTTAGGACCTAAGGGTCGTAATGTCGTGATTGAGAAACCAGGACTAAGTCCGGTAATCACTAAAGATGGTGTATCTGTAGCAAAGGAAATTGTATTAGAAGATCCTATTGCAAATGCAGGAGCACAAATGTTAAAAGAAGTTGCTAGCAGAACTGCAAATTTAGCAGGTGATGGCACTACAACAGCGACAGTATTAGCTCAGGCTATCATAACCGCCGGATTAAAAAATGTAACGGCTGGAGCAAATCCAATTGATTTGAAGCGAGGAATTGATCAAGCAGTTGATGTTATTGTAAATTCATTAGATGATATCGCAGTTAAGATCGAAGGCGACTCTGATCAGATTAAACAAATTGCAACTATATCGGCAAACAATGATGAGGCTATTGGATCGTTAATTGCAGAAGCAATGGCAGCAGTAGGCACCGAAGGTGTTATCACTGTTGAAGAAGCAAAAGGCATGTTAACAGAATTGACTACGGTAGAGGGTATGCAAATCGATCGAGGATATATATCTCCGTATTTTGTAACGGATACTACTAAAATGGAAACAGTATATGAAAAGCCTTATATCTTAATCTATGATAGAAAGATTTCAAATATGAAAACATTCTTACCTATTTTAGAAAAGGTAGTACAGACCGGACAGCCATTAATAATTGTAGCAGAAGATATTGAAGGCGAAGTGCTAAGTACATTAGTAATGAATCGTGTACGAGGCGGTTTGAAAGTCGTAGCAGTTAAAGCCCCGGGGTTCGGTGATAAAAGAAAAGCAATGTTAGAAGATATTGCAGTATTGACGGGTGGTAATCTTATCTCGGAAGAATTAGGACATAAATTAGAAAATGCTAGTTTAGATGATTTAGGTATTGCTGCTAAAGTAGTTGTTACTAAAGATGATACAACCTTTGTTAATGGGGCAGGTGCAACTGAGGAAATTAATGCTCGTATAGAAAGTCTTAAGGTACAAATTGAGACATCATCATCTGATTACGAACGTGAAAAGTTGCAAGAGCGTTTAGCAAAATTAGTAGGCGGTGTTGCAATTCTATCAATTGGAGCTGCATCTGAAATTGAAATGAAAGAGAAAAAGGATCGTGTAGATGATGCATTGAGTGCTACTAGAGCTGCCATTGCCGAAGGAATTGTACCGGGTGGTGGAATTGCTTTAATTAGAGCAGCGGAACGTAGTGCATTTGTAAGTACAAATGAAGATGAGTTAATCGGTATTAATATTGTATTACGTGCTATTGAAGAACCGCTTCGTCAGATATGTGCTAATGCAGGAGCTGATGGATCGGTAGTAATTAGAGATATTAAGCAGAATGAAAACGTTGCATATGGATATAATGCTCATACAGAACAGTATGAGGACTTATACAAGTCTGGAATCATCGATCCTAAGAAAGTAGAACGCGTTGCATTACAGAATGCTGCGTCAGTAGCATCTATGATCTTAATGACAGAATGTGCATTAATTGAAATTCCAGAAACAAAGTCGGATAAAAATATTAATTACGACTTATAATCTATATATTAAGGATAATATGGCAAAGAAAGAAAATATGGAACCTACAGAAGGTCCTAGACTAAGAGTAGAAGACCTTACGGATATTGTATGTGAGAACTGTGGAGGTAGATTTTTTAGAGAAGTGAATGCATTTAAACGTGTGCCTGCTTTAATATCACCGTCCGGTAAAGAACAAATTATTCCAGTACCAACATTTCGTTGTGATGATTGCGGTCATTTGAACGAAGAATTTATGCCTAAATGAGTAGTAAAGTAGCAACAATATTTGACCATTTATCAAACATAACGGAGAAGAAGACTCCTTGGGAAAAGCTTTCAGAAGCAGATCAGAAGTCTTTTTCTCCTTATATCATCAACCGATGGTTAAGCATGAGTTATGATCTAATAGAGTTCGTTGATATGTTTCAACAATATACAATTGGACCATTAGATCGTAAACATGTTTATCAATTATATCTAGACATTCTACCAAAGAAAAAGATATATGCTAAATATATTAAAAGCAAGAAGTCTGATAAGTATGAAAATGAACTAGTAACATTTATCGCTGAACATTTTCAAGTATCGGAAAAAGATGCTGAAGAGTATATTAACATTTGGTTTGAATTAGATAATGGTAAAGAGTTAGAATCTGTACTTAAATTATATGGTAAGACAGATGCAGAGATTAAAAAGTTATTAAAATGAAAGACTCAGTAAACCATCCTACTCATTACGGCGGAGAAGATAATACTTACGAGGCTATTAAAGTCATTGAAGCATGGGGCTTAGACTTTTGTTTAGGTAACGTTGTTAAGTATATATCTCGTGCAGGTAAAAAAGATCCTAACAAAGAATTGGAAGACCTTAAAAAGGCTGTATGGTATCTAAACAGAAGGATTGAACAAATCCAAAAATAAATTTGTATATTTGAATAAATGTTATTATATTTAGAAATATGCAAAAGTTTATAGAGTTTAGTAAGCGTGAGCCTAAAGAAGGCGATCGTAAAATATCTTATTCACAATTCACAATGTATTCTAATTGCCCCAAGCAATGGGAGTTAGCATATATTCAAAATTTACGTAAGTTTTCTCAAAGTATTCATACATTGTTCGGAACGGCGATGCATGAAACATTACAAAACTATGTTACTGCAATCTTCAATCAATCTGCAAAAGCAGCAGATGAGATGGATTTAGAGGCTATGTTACGTGAAAGGATGGCTACTTTATATAAAGAAGCTGTTACTCAAACAGAAGAACATTTTTCTACTAAAGAACAAATGTCTGAATTTTATAGAGACGGTATTGCAATTATCAATTACATGAAACGTAATAGATCAAATTACTTTTCAAATAAGAATCAAGAGTTAGTTGGTATTGAGATTCCGATATGTCATCCGGCATTAGATGGCCGTGATAATATTCTAATGATATCATATCTAGACGTTGTATTAAGAGATAAACGTACGGACGAAATTATTATCTTAGACTTTAAGACGAGCACATCCGGATGGAATAAGTATCAGAAAGCAGATAAAACTAAGACGGCGCAGTTAGTGATCTATAAAGATTATTATGCTCAGCAATATGGTCATGATGTTGAAAAGATTAATGTTGAGTATTTAATACTTAAACGTAAGTTAGTTGAAGAAGCTATGTTCCCTCAAAAAAGAATTCAATCATTTGTTCCGGCTAGCGGTAAACCTACTCGTAATAAAATTAAACGTGAAATTGAAGATTGGATCAAAGCTTGTTTCAATGAAGATGGTAGTTATAATACGGAACGTACATATATAGCTATAGCAGGGAAGAATAACAAGAATTGCAAGTATTGTGATTTTGCTAAGAATGATAGTTTATGCTCAAAGGCTAATCGAGTTAAAGAATGAAAGTAGCAATTATAGGAAGTCGTACATATGAAAATGTACGAAAGGTAAAAGATTTACTTTCAGACTTAAAACGAAAGTTCGGTACTGATTTAGTAATTATATCCGGCGGTTGTAAAGACGGGGCTGATAAGTATGTTAGAAAGTATGCATTAGAATTCGGTATTCAGTATAAAGAATTTAATCCAGCACATACGCCTAGAAACTTATATAGTGCAATGTCAGAAGACTATTACGGAAAGCCATACCATGTAAGTCAGTTTCACCATAGAAACTTATTAATAGCTAGGACATGTGATGTGATGATAGCATTAATACCAAATGGAGAAAAGGCAGATGGCAGTGAAAGTGCTATAAAATCAGCAAAACGTTTTAAGAAAAATGTAGTTATAATTTCTTAAAAGCATATTTATAATAAATAAAAAGAACGGTTACAAAGGAAAAAATGGAATTACAATTACCAAAGTTACGAAAGATCGATCCTAACAAACCTAAGAAAAAGAAAATTTTATTATTGTCAGATGATTTGCGTATGCACAGTGGCATTGCTACTATGTCACGTGAAATTGTTTTAAATACAGTAAAAGAATTTGATTGGGTTCAATTAGGGGCAGCGATTAAACATCCCGACCAAGGGAAAATATTTGACTTGAGTGAAGAGTCTAAAAAAGAAGCTGGCGTTGATGATGCATATGTTAAACTATATCCATATAGTGGTTATGGCGACCCTGGCATATTAATGCAGTTAATAGAAATAGAAAAACCAGATGCAATATTACATTTTACAGATCCTAGATTCTGGGGATGGTTATATCAAATGGAACATTCAGTTCGTCAACATATTCCAATTATGTATTATAATATTTGGGATGATTTACCATATCCTCATTGGAATGAGTCGTTTTATGAA